CAGTAGTGAGTGCATTCAGCGTAGCGTTTGAATAGATGGACAAATATCCAGTTACTTCTTCTAATTTAGAGAAATCTCTTTTATCGTATTTTTCTATTATTAAATTTCCGATATGTTTTTTCATTTTTATTTATAGTTTTAAAATTAAAATATTATAGCATTCATTGCAGTAGATACTACTCTTTCCATATTCCTCAACTATATTAGTGTTGAATGGCTTGATGTCTTTGAAACAATGGCAGCAGATTTCTGTGTCTGTTTCATCGTCTGGGTTGATAGGTCTTAGTTCCATGTTACTGTTTTACGGACTTATACTTAGTTTTTAAAGCCTCCGTAATAAGTTCCTGAATAGATGTTCCATTTTCGGCTGCATAGACCTTAAAAGCCTTTCTTACCTTATCACTCTTAAAGCGATAAGTGTACGTTCCTTCTGTATTTCGTTTTTGTATCATTTTTATTTAGGTTAAAAGTTAGTAGACCTGACAGGATTTGAACCTGTATCGTTTTATTTTTTATTATCGAAAGGTTCACGCCTTACACCGATTTGCACGGTTTACTTTTATGCTCTTTTTTTATATACCCCGGGTATCTGTCCGTATTGTATTGAGCGGGTTTTAGCGTCTACCATTCCGCCACAGGTCTGTTATATAAATAGGCAGCCGTTAATTCGGCTTTAAAATCGTACTGGCGAAATAACCTTTATATTATTGTTTGTATCCATTTGCCCCGATATGAAAAGGGTAACTGTTTTAAGAAGCCATTAGGCAACCCATTTAACTTATTCGCTAACTTTCGTATTATCGCGGTTAAATGCTTGTTAAGGATATTTCAGTAAATAAAGAACTTGTTTTGTTTTGATGGCACAAATGTATGTTAACATATTTACATATACAAGTTTATTTTCACTTATTTTTTATTTATTTTACATTTACTACTTACACTAAGGTTTTAAAGCCTGTAAAATTTAGCCGTAAACCGTAATTTATAAAATATTCGCGTTTTTTCAACTTTCAAAAGTCGGTTTTCTGCCCGATTTAAAATAAAATAATTATTTTTGCTAAAAATCATTGACTTTAATAAATAAAGTGTATATTTGTCGCAGAATACTATTATTGTAGTTATAAAAGGCTTGGCGGTCTTAATGAATAACTAAAACAAAAAAAAGCTGACAGGACTATATTCTGTTTGCCTAAAGACCACGAAAGACCGCCCTTAAATGAGTGGTCTTTTCGCATTTTAGGTGGTTATTTACTTTAAAGAACTCAATATACTTTGTTATTGTGTTTATGCTTATACCGCTTTGTTTTGATAGCCTATAAGGAGTGTAATCGGTAGAAATGAATACGATAGTGTTTTTCTCTATTCTAAGCCATTTGCTAAAGGCTCTTTATGATGTAAAATTAAATTCCGATATAAAAATAAAAAAATCAAATACTATCACTTCACTTGTAAACTCTTTAAGATATGAAGCATTAAAGCACAAACAAAGCCAATTTCAATACATTAATCAAATTAGGAAAGATCGATATAATCCACAAGGTAAAGGAGCGTTGAAACGCCATAAAAAAGCACTCAAAGTTAATTTACCGCCAACATTCGGTGAAATTTCCAATTATTTAAAAATTACTGTAAAAAAATTGTCTTTGTTAATTAATAAATCAAGTTCAACTGTTAGCCGATTAATTAAGATTAAGAACGCTAAAGTTATTCGAGGCAAACAAACTATTATTAGAATAAAGCGGAATATCCATCTACCTCATAATATGTACTGGAACAAAGGATTTGTAGTAAAAGTTGAATGTAATTCATATATTTTTTAACTATGTCAAATTATGAATATTAATTAGTATCCACATAGAAAAAATTAACCATTATAAATAACAAAATGACCGCAAAAGACAAGGCTCAAAGCCTATTTAATACATATTACACTATCTTCATGGAGCATGGTGGCGAATGTTCGGAGGAAATATTAGTATCTGTATTGTCGATACAATGTAGTATTGTTGCCTGTGAAACTATTATAAAAGAATACAAGGAAATGTATATTGATAATAAATTTTGGAAAGCAGTAATAACCGAACTAAAGGCAATGTAAAAATGGATATAGATTTATTTGGCAAAGAAATTGAATATCGGGACCCGAACGGAAATCAAATCACAGGGAGAACAAAAACAGGTGCTTTCATAAATAATCCGTTAATTCCATTGTACGGAATCAAAGAGGGGGAGAAGTGTAAAAATTGCGCTCACTTAGTCCGTAAAGCCTATTCAAAAGTGTATTATAAATGCGAATTGCGGAACAATGTAGATAAATGCAGTCCTAAGTCTGACCATAAAGTAGGATGGCCGGCTTGTAGTAAATTTGAATCTGAAAATTTGCCAATTAAAAAATAAGTGTTTAAGAAGTACTACCCGATTTTAAATTTTCCTTCACCCTAACAAAAACAGAACTAATTTTGCAATGTTGAGTTTTTTTTGCTAATTTTATTAATAATCATTCTAAATTAGATAAATTGATTTTTGTATTGATTTTTTTGTATCTTTATTCTATGGGCGAAACATTGAATCTTATCATTTCTGAAAAATGGGCTAATGAAATTCTATTCGGCAAAAAAAGGCACGAATATCGAGATTTTAAACCATTTTACACATCAAAAATTGAAGGTAAAGACATTACTAAAATTCAATTCTTTGTTGGTTATTCCGCTAATCGTGTAAAATTCATTTGTGATTGTACGGATATTGTTCACGACTTCACAACTTATGAAATTCACATAGAAAATCCACAATTCAATTAATTGTTGTATATTTGCTTTTATTAGTATAAATTATTACCTAATCTTTAACATCATGCCAAAATCGAGAATCGGAAACTTAGTTTCTGGTAAAAAAGCAAACGGTGGGTCTAATGGCTAACCAATGAAAACAACGCTAAAGGTCATTGAGTTTCTAAAAACGCAAACTGATAGCGTTGTTTTGTTTTATTCCGGTGGGAAAGATAGTTTAATACTTTTAGACTTACTTTCAAAGTCGGGATTAAAGGTTAATTTAGCTTTCATGTATTTGGTTGAAGGGTTGGGACACGTTGAAAAATATATTGACTGGGCAGAAAAAAAATACAATGTGAAGTCAAAAAGATACCCTCACTTCATGTTAAGCCAATATTTCAATGATAATTTTTGCAGATTTCACGAAAAAAAAGTACCAGTAATAAAGCTGGGGGATATTGAAACACAAGCAAGGAATGATTTTAATTGTGATTGGATAATAAATGGAAGCAAGCAAGCTGACAGCCTTAACAGGCGATTAATGTTAAAAACGTACTTTATGAACGCCATTAATTTAGATTCAAAAAAAGCGTATCCATTATCCTATTGGAATAAAGCTATGTGTTTAGCGTACATTAAACAGCACAGGCTACCAATGCCGATAAATTACGGAGAAAAAAGCAACAGTTCAGGAGTAGATTTAGAATATAAATGTTTAAAGTATCTTAGAGATAATTACCCAGACGATTATGAAAAAATATTAAAAGTTTTTCCATTTGCAGAAACACTGATTATTTATGGAGAACAAAATAAGTAAGTACCAAAAGTTTGAGGCGATTACGATTCACAGGAGCGAAATAAAAAACGCTGACTATAACCCTCGTAAGATTGCCGACCATGCACAAAAAGGGCTTAGAAAGTCATTAAAGCAAAACGGATTAGTCGAAACTCTTGTATGGAATAAGCGCACAGGAAACCTCGTGGGGGGACATCAGCGAATTTCACAAATTGACATATTAGAAAAATCAAACGATTACAGCCTTACTGTTTCCTGTATTGACGTTGATTTAAAGAAGGAAAAGGAAATTAACATAATTCTTAATAACCCAAGCACCCAGGGGGAGTATGATTTTGATATTCTTAAAACTTTAGATGTTGATTGGGATAACACAGGCTTCACAGACGAAGATTTAAACATTATAGGCATCAAATCGGTCGTTGAATCATTGGAAGAAGAAACAGAAACAAAGAATACCAAAGAAAATATTGAAGCTATTAAAAAGGCTAAAAAGGCATCAAAAGATAAAAGTAAAATTACCGGAGAGAATTATTTGATAGTTACCTTTCAGTCTATTGAAATAAAAGAAGCGTTTTTAGAGAAAATGGATTGTGATGGGAATAGTCGGTATATTGACGGAGATTTTTTAATTAAGAAAATGAAATGAGAATTGCTGGTAAAGATGTAATCCTTGCCTATATTGTCTCTTGCTTAAAATTAGGTGAGGCACGTGGTAACATTTTGGTGAAAGTTGGTAAAAAGTGGGGAGTTAGCAAATCCGCATTTGATAGACACCTGAAAATTGCCAAAGAACAACACGCAATTGAGCGCACAGAGATTGAAAGTAAGTTAAAGGACGTTAGTACCCAAAACGCAATTAATGACATTAAAAGCGGTTTAAAGACTAAATTAGAAAGGCAGTTATTTTATCAAAGTGAAATTGCTGTTATGGAAAAGCAATTAAGGGGGGAGGTTGAATTTACTTTTGTTGTGGGCGGAACAATAAAAACAAGTCATGCAGATACAAAAGAAGGTAAAAAATTTATGCTTCCGGTTCAAGTTCAAAATGATTTACGGGATACTATAAAATCATATTTAGCTGAAATTTCTAAAATGGAAGGCGAATACGCGGCTACAAAGACACAAAGTGAGGTTACAATCAAGAAGGGCGGAGCAGACAAAGAGGATGAAATGTATATTGATTAATTTTCAATATGAAATTTCGCAAAAAATATTTCAATCCGATATACTTCAATTTAAATGACCTATTAAAAGATAATTCAATACGTACTATTCTTTTGTACGGAGGAAAAAGCTCGTCTAAAACTTTATCAATCTGCCAGTTACTACAAAAAGAATTAGTAGTACATGGTCGCTCCACAATAGCCCTCCGAAAAGAATCTTCCACAATACCAACTACATTAAAAGAATCCTTTAATTTAGCCCGAAAACTTTTATACCTGCAGGACTTAATAGATGTTCAGGACAGGCGTTTTATTTCAAATAAAGGAACTATTGTAATGAAAGGATTGGATGATGAAGAAAAGGCAAAAGGCGTTGAGGGTATTCATTATGTTTTATTAGATGAGTTGAACCAATTTACACAGGGTGAATATGATGCTTTTGAAATGTCGCTCCGTGGAGTGCCTGGGCAAAAGATTTTCGGAACGTGGAACCCGATAGATGAAAAAAGTTGGGTAAAAGCAGATTTAATTGATAGGATAGAATGGATAGACCAGCCATGCTCACTGCCTTGTAAAGATAGTTGGATAAAGCGTTCTAAAGACGGTTTGACCGTATTAATCAAAACAACCTACGAAGATAACTACTGGATAGCAGGAAGCCCGGATGGATCGTTTGGTTATCGTGATGAGAATCTAATTGCGAAATACGATGCAATGAAGTTGAAAAATTACAACCGGTACAGAGTAGAGGTACTGGGAGAATGGGGTAAAATCGTATTTGGAGGGGAGTTTTTAAAGAAGTGGAATAGTTCTATCCACGTTGGAAAGTACCCATACGACCCGACACAGGCCATCTATTTATCATTTGACGAAAACGTAAACCCTTATTTTCCGTGTGGATTCTTTCAGGTTGGACGGGACCAGAAAAGCCCTCGCATGATACACGAGATTGCTTTAAAAAATCCAGACAATACAGTTAAGGCAATGGCTCGTGAAATTACCCGTAAATTGCACGAATGGAAGCATAAAGAGAACTTATACATTGGTGGTGATGCAACCAGCAAAAAGGACGATGTAAAGCAAGAAAAAGGGCATGACTTATTCCGTTTACTTATGAATGAATTAGATGAATTTAAGCCAACACGAAGGGTGATAAATTCAAATCCGTCAGTTAGAATGTCCGCGGACTTTGTAAATTCACTTTTGGATGGTCAAGTAGAAGGTATGACATTTGGTGTTGATTCCAGTTGCAAGACCGCTATTTTAGATTTTGAAAATACCAAAGAAGATAAGAACGGAGGAGTTGACAAGAAAACAGTTACAGATCCATTAACAAAGGTATCTTACCAACCCTGGGGTCATTACGTAGATATTTTACGCTACATGATAATTGGCACTTTTGCAGAGGAATATCAGTTTTATCAAAATGGCGCACCTTCGCATCATTTCTCAGGCGGTAAAAATAGAAGCGCAAACGGGTGGTAAAATATTTGTCTCCGCACGGTGGCACTATATGAGTTTTCGTAATGAAATCAGCCCTTTCAAAAAAATCATTTTTCCCAAATAGTTTTATGCTTATACCCCGCTTTTTCGAGTAATTTAAAAACAGTTGTCAGGCTAATTGTGCCATCTTTGAAGTGCCTTTTGTGGCTTCGTGCTGTGTTTACGTTCATTCCTACTATCTTATACCAACCCTTAGTAGATGTTAGCTGTGTGAACGCTTCTTTTGTTGTTAAGCCCATAATTTTATAGCCAGTTTTAATTTCTTTTCAATTTCGTTAATTTCTTTTTTTGCATAAGTCAAAGAATATCCGTGGCTTTTTTCGATAGTTCCGTTTTTTAACCCTTCGTGCTTTGCTTTTGCTTTTTCAAGTTCAAATCCATAGAACTCTAAACTTTCCGGCATTGACAAATTGATAGTATTTGCTTTTGATTTCCAATATTCAGCACGTTCATCATATCCCTTTGATTTATCGCTAAATTCTACACATTTACCCATATTATTATGTGCCTGTTCAATGATTTTTCTGTGTCCTTTTTCGCTATGATGTCCGACTTTTATCGGTTCGGAAAGGCTCAAAAAACCCCTATCTTTATTAGATTTTTTATAATATTCATCGCTTTTTTTATCAGCATTTAAAGAAGCTGTTTGTAATTTTTCGGCACGTCTCTTTGCCCATTCTTGAGTATTGAACCCGTCCGCCCGGACAATAGAATAATAAAAACGACCTTCCTTAGCTACAATTTCATTGAAAACAATACAATCGTTTTCTTTGCCATATTTAGTTGTTACGGCTATTGTATCGCCTTTTTCGTGCTTTTCGGTACACAATGCGACAAAAACATTAGGGCAAAATTTTACATAAGTGTTCATGGTTTTTGGTTTAAAGGTTATTTATTAAAGTGATTTATTTCATTTTCCGGAATCAAATCGGGGCCAGCTTCATTATTTAGCCGTGCTAATTTTGCTCTGTAAAATTGTAGGCTTAAATTTTCAAGTCGAATAATATTTAAGCTGTAATCAATTTTTTGCTGAATAAGTTGTTTTTCTTTCATGTGATTATATAGTGTTTAAAATGTTTTTTGTATTTGATAAAATTAGTTCGTACCGTTGAGTTTGTTGCATCAAATTATTTATTATCCACGTTGGCTTTAAAAATAATTCGTTTTTATTCAATGCCGGATTGGAGGCGTAGCCGGTGCGCCCTCGATTATCTCACTAACGAGATTTTGTCATATAATCAATGTGCGAAAAGCATTGAGTAATATTTTCGTGAAAGCAACCTGGGAAGTAATCTGATTGGTGATCGTTTTCGGTTCTCTCTTCTTTTGTTGTATAAAAATTAGTAGATTCAACATTTTCAGCCATTCTTCCGTTGGGGTAAAAAGAAACTGAATAACCTTTGTAATTTACAAAATGCAAATTATTTTCATTTTTTTGGATTTTTTCGCCTGAAAGTTTTTCGGCTTTTTTTATTGTGTTTTTTAAAGTTGCCATGAGTTTTTTTATTTGATTGTTAAAAATTCATTGTATTTTTCTTCACTTGAAAATTTCCAACCTGTATAAAATTCAGTCATATTGTAATTTTTACCATAACTTGAAAACCAGCCATACTTACCATTCATTTCTTTTTCAATTTCATAAAAAAATTCAGGTACATTTTGAACTCTTACTAATTTTTCAGTATTTGCGGTTAAAAATTCAAGTTTCTTAGCTTCTTTTTCTTTTTTTACAATTTCAGCAGATTTTAAATTTTCATTTCTTATTGCGATTTTTTCTACCAAAGAATCCCAATTTTCAGCGATTTCAACAATTTCAGATGAATTTAAAAAGTATGTTTTCTTCATGCCACCGCCATACGATTTAGGTAGCTTGCCAGCATGATGCCATTCCATGTTAGGAACTGCATAATTAATTACTTCTTTTACAATTTCAATAGTTGCGCCAGTTGCCTTAATGAATAGTTGCGTTGCCTTACCTTCGGTCAGCTTGCCTTCATCATACTTTGCATCTTCATGTCTGCGAGATGCGAATGCACCATCAGCAAGACCACCACCTATTGAGAAGTTGTCATCATTAGCGGTAATTTCAGCGTACTTTTTTGCGATTTTTTCAAGTTTAGTTTTCATTTGTTGTGAGATTTTTAGATATGCTTAATTGCTTATCTGATACAAATGTACTCAAAATATTAATACGTGCAAATATTTAACCGCTTTATTTTTAGTCAAAACAGTAAAAAGCCTATGAATAGGGCAAACTATTTTATATTATGTTAAATAGAAATGTCGGGTCTCTGGGCATTCTAATATATTTTTTTGGAATAACCCTTATTTTTTTTTCTTTTATTTTTTTTATATACAAATTTTTATTTTTTAATTTAAACCCCATTTTTAAAAATAAATCAATATAAAATTTTTCCCAAAAATGTTCATTCTCAAAAATTTCTTTTAAAATATAAATATCACAATCACCAAAATTTTTTTTATGCGATAACCCTCTTTGGCATATATCAGCTGTTCTTCCTACATAAAATGGGGTTCTATTGTTTACTAAACAATAAATAAAGGTTTTTCTCATTATTTTAAAATTTAAAAACCCATTGAGGTCAGCTGTGGATAGCCTCCCCCAATGGGTTTAAATGTGATTATTATACCGTATCCACCCGATATTTATAATGCAAAGATACAAAAATCATAACACAAAATAATAGGTTTTAACTAAATATTTTCGTACTTGCGCAATATTTGTGCAAAAATGGGATATTTATTAACTGCCGATTATCAAAGAATAATTCAAACGACTGAATTAAACGCCATTACAGGCAATAGTGCATCTATTCGGCAATTAGTCGAAGGCTCTGTGCAGTCGGAAATATACGCTAATTTATTGCAGAAATACGATTTAGCGAATGAATTTACCGATACTGCACAATACAGCAACCAAACGATTTACAAGGCAGGAAACCGCATTTATTTAGATGCAACCGCCTATAATGCAACAATCACATACGCCCTTAATATTTTAACGCTTCAAGCCGGACAAGTCTATTATTGCTCTACTGCAATTGTGGCACCGGAAGCGTTCACATTGGCTCACTGGACATTATTGGGTAATCAGTATGATTTATTTTTTGTAACAGTTCCCGAAACTCCATTTGATGAACTTACTTTTTTCTACGAAAATGATAAATGCTTTTGGAAAGATAAAGTTTACACAGCTTCCAGAGATTCGGTTCAAACGGATCAGCAAACTACTTTACAAGCAGCAAAAATTGAGGATGTTAATTTCGGGAATACATTACCGGATGACAAAACCAATGGACTGCATTTTTGGGGCGTTGGTGTTGCTTATTCAGTAACGGCAGGAACTTACCCAGCAGATGCAACAAAATGGACTAAAGGCGACAATCGGAATCAAATGTTTGTCAATTTATACATGGTAATTGTTGTTTACCAATTGTGCAGTAGAATAGCACCTAACAACGTACCGGAGGCAAGGCATAACGCATGGGTAAAAGCATGGCAGGACATTAAGAACATGGCAAAAGGAGATATTAACGCTCAATTGCCAATTATACAACCCCGAACTGGTAATCGTATCAGGTTCGGTGGAAAACCTTATGAATCGTATTCCTGGTGATGAAAGAAAAAGTAAAAATATTAATAGAGCAAGCGTATGAAGATTCTCAAACAATTTCAGAATTTAAAAAACGTGTTTTTCAAATAATTGATGCGACCTATTCGGATGCAATTGAAACAATAATCAACGTAGCAAATGGCAAATCCAATAAGTAAAATATACAATGCCGTTGTTTTACGGGCAAAGAATTTCGGCATCATTCCCAATATGAGCAGTGTTAAGGGTAGTACTCAAAATATTCCACAGGTAGAGAATAACGCTCACAACCCTCGAAACTTTGTGATACCGCTTCAAATGGAGCGTATCAAAGTTGATATAAGTTCGTGGAGGCTTGCTATATCAGAGGCTGAAAACTCTTATTATCCGCACCGTTTCAGGATGCAACAAATATTTGTTGATAAGATACTGGAAGGTCATACACTGGCTTGTATGAACGCTCGAAAGGATATGACATTGCTCAAACAATTCAAAATAGGGAAGAAGAACGAAGAGGGTAAATGGGTTGAAAACATTGAAGCTTCTAAACTTTTTGATGACAAAGCATGGTTTAAAAATATGCTTAATTATATTTTGGATGCACAATTTTACGGGTATTCTTTAATTCAATTGGGCGATTTAGTAAGTGCAGGAAAGGATTTGAATTTTAAAAAACTTACTATTTTAAAACGCTGGCACGTGTCCCCGGACAGGTTGCAGTACGTTCAAATCCCTTACCAAACATGGGGATTGAATTTTTTACAACCATCTGAAAAGGACGAAAAAGGCGTGTCGTTCAGCGACTGGCTTGTTTATGTTGATACACCTTCCGATGTTGGAAGTTCTATTTGTGGATTTGGATTGCTTTACAACGTGGCTCTTTACGGAATCATTTTAAGAAACAATTTATCGCATAACGCTGATTATACTCAAATGTTTTCAGCTCCTTACAGGCACATCAAAACAGATGCAAAATTTGATAGTGAGGAATATAAGAACCTGGAGCAGTCCGCAGCAATGATGGGTTCTTTTGGTTACTTGCTCACATCAATGCAGGAGGAAGTTGATTTTGTTGGTGGAAATGCCGGTACCGGATTTCAGTCTTATGATAATTTGGAAGACCGTTGTCAAAAAATGATTTCTAAATTGATACTGGGACATTCAAACGCAATGGACACAAAGAGTACTGCATTAGGAAGCTCCACGGCAGGAAAAAGTATCACAGATGAAGATTCAACCCCGGAAGGCAAAGCTAAATTAGTAATTGAAAAAAAACAAGATTCATTTTTGCTAAATGTTCTTAACGGAACGGTATTCCCGAAATTTAAAACGCTCGGTTTTCCTTTGAATGACGAAGACTCTTTTTATATCGAAAATGATAAAGAAGAAATGGAGTTGAGGCGCAAAAATAATGTTGCTAATCAGGAAGTAGCAACCGTGGCAAAAACAATGAAGGATGCAGGCTTACAGATGGGCGCAGATTACTTTGAGAGTATTACAGGCATACCCACAACGGATGCGCCAGTGATTGAAAAAACAGGGCAAACGGATAAAACAAACACAACGGCAAAGCTGGATTTGAAGTTGAAAAATATGTATGGAAAGCACAAACATTAAAATAGAGTATTCCGATTTACCTTTATTATTTAGAGTTGAAATATCCTTAAAAATATTTATTGCAAAAACTATTGTAAGATTTTTATTATTTTTGTTGAAACCATTTAAAAAGAAAATAACATGATTTCATTAAAAAGTTTTTTATCCGAAACAGTGCCTAAAGTGTATTGTTCAACTAATATTTCAAAGCAGTTTCACAATTTAGGGCGCAGAAAGAAAAAGAATTTTGAATTTCTTTTCACAACCGGAACACGCAGAAATATAACTGATGAAAAGTCAGCTGATTTTAATATTGCGGATTACAGAATGATTTTTTCAGCTAATTAAAATGAAAAGAAGATTTATTTTTGAAGATAGACCGCAAATTAAAATGATTCATCCCGAAGATTTGCAACGGCATATAAAAGTAAAAGATTGTAAATTAAAAATACTGGAATACCATAAAAAATAATGCAATTAGACGCTTTTGATTACACAAATAAGGATGTTGAAAAGCTAATTGTATCACTTTACAATGATGAAATAAATCCACTTAATTTGCCGGAGGACTTATATTTGGCAGTTGCAAAATATGTGATGGGAGGAGTTGAAAAAGGGATAGGTATTTCGGAGGTTTCATTTAGTGCAGTTGATAAAGAATTGATGTCCGCTTTAAACGAAAACATACATTTATTTTCCGCTGCCAAAACTTTTAATTTCACTTTGGATGCAAGCGATTCAATGTTTGACAAAGAAGGAACTTTATTAAAGTTTGATGAGTTCAAAGAAAAAGCGAAACAGGTTTTTGAAAAGTACCACGGAGAAATTGAACACGGTAAAGTAAAAGGAGGATGGTTGGAAGCTGAATATAACACAGCACTTTCACAAGCTGGACACGTAAGAAAATGGCAACAGATACAGGAAACAAAGCACCTGTTACCTTATCTTATCCGAAATGAGGTATCCGATTCCCATGAGTGCGCTATTTGTGCAAGCGTGAACGGTGTTTGTTTGCCTGCTGATCATCCATTTTGGAATGAGAACGCCGGGGACTTACATTTTAATTGCCGGGGAATAGTTGAACAATCTGAAAAAGAAGCAGGCTTTGATAATAACGGAGATTCAAAAGTTTGGGGTGATGAAGATATTAAGGAAGGATTGAAAAGAGGTGATGAAGCTGGCAGGTCTGATGCTTTTAAATTTAATCCCGGAAAGCGTGAAGAAATATTTTCAACAAGCGGAAAAAGTAAAAATCCTTATTTTGATATTCCTGAAAAATATAAACCATTTGCAGAAAAAAATTACAATTTGCCAATAATAAAATATAAAGAATAATGGAAACAGTTGAGCAATTTTTTAGCGCAATAATGCAGAGCCGTGATGTGGCACATATTGCACATTTACAAACAACATCATACGCTCAACACGTAGCATTAGACAGCTATTATAAAAGTATCATTGAGGAAGTAGATTCATTGATAGAATTGCATCAGGGAATGTTTGGCATTGTTAAAATCGTTATTCCACAATCAAATTTTAAGGAGCCGGTTGAGTATTTAGAATCTTTGGCGGAATATATCGAACGCAATAAAAAAGAGTTGTTTCCCGATTCCGTTTGCCTCAATCAAATTGATGCAATTTCACATTTGATTTATACGACACTTTACAAGTTGAAAAATCTAAAATAATATTACATTTACAAAAAATAAATAAAACCAAATAAAAACCAAACCATGAAATTACAAGTAACAAATGAAAAGCTATTAAAAGTAAATAGCGAAATTGAACAAATTGCATCTACCGCAGTAGGAATGTTATTAGCTGGCAAAGTATCGGAGTTCTACAAAAACAACGGAGAGCGAATAAAAGCGGTACAGGAAAAGATTTTAGCGATACAGAAAAAGCATTTAGTATTTGAGGATGGAAAAATAAAATTTCCTGAAAGAAAAGAGGGTGATGTATCGCCAATGATTCCTGTGTTTTTAATCGGTCATTGCGAGGCTGATTTGCAAAATGAATACAAAGAATTGGTTTCTTTAGAATGTACGATTGAAGTTTAAATTTTGAATTATGGCATCTAAATTTGGTTTTGACGTTATGTTAAAAAAGATGGATGCGTTAAAACGTGACCTGCCCCCTGTTATCGGTGCAATGGGGTTGAGTTTCTTTTTACAATCATTTGCAAAACAGGGATGGACCGGTGATAGTTTTCAACCGTGGGAGGCAAGAAAAGACACAAAGAATACACGTAAATTACTAATTGGGAAAAGCGGAGGTACAAAAAACGCATCACATTTGCACCTCCGCCCACAGGTGGCGAACTCATTAAAAAAAACAACGTGGCAGGAAATACTTTTTGATGTTAGCGGAGTTCCTTATGCAAGGATTCACAACGAGGGGGGAGTAATAAATAAAAGAGCATCTGAAAAGGTTACTCATTTTAGATTCCACGAATCCGGAAATCTAAGATTTGCGAAATCTAAAAAAGCTGATTTTGCAATGAAAAACAAAGTAAAAGCACATTCAATTACTATGCCGAAACGCCAATACATAGGCTATTCAAGTACATTGATGAAACAGATTGAAAGCCGTGTTAATTCTGAAATGATTAAAATATTAGGTAGGAAATGAAACTATTTTTTTTAGCATTGTATAATAAATTGATTGCCGTGCAGGGCGTGTCTTTCGTGCATAAATGGAATAATCAATTGCAGCTTATTATGCAAGACGGTGGCGCACGTTCTGAAATGTTCACTTTCCCTGCTGTTTTTATTGCTTTTAAAACAAACGAGATTCAGCAATTAGGAGAAGGCCGACAATTGTTTTATGTAGATTTTGATTTGCATATTTTGGACTGGCAACTGGATTCAGGGGACGGAAACTTCGAGCAAAATTTAACAGTTTACGATTTAAAAGATAAAATATTTCAGGCTATTCAAAAGTATCAACCTGGGCTTGCAGATACAACCGTTCCAGTTGGTGCTTGTATAAGGGTGTCAGAGCAGGAAGATAACGACCATGCCGGAGTTTATCACTTCATTCAATCGTATAAGACCACCTACATTGAACAGTTAATGGCAGAGCCTGTGAATGGCATAGATTCAATTACTCCTATTCCTTTAGAATTAGATATTACAACGGATGAGGTGCAAGCTGCATCAGTACCTTATGACCCTAATGCGACTTATTTAGCTGTGAATAATACTATTGCGAGTTACTTATCTGTTAATTATGTTTGCGGATTAGATACACCAAGTCCGGCAGGTGCTTTTAATATTACTTATTGGACACCGGTTGAGCCATTGGTTTACAATTACACGCCGTAACACCTCCACGAAAAAAAACACCTCCACGTTAAACTTAATGTATTTTGTTATATATTTGCCGCCGCACCCAAAGCTATTTAACATAAAAATATTTATATAACTGAAAAAGTCATATAAGAATATTATGTTAAATACCCCCCGCTTTAAAAAATTTCGTCCCTTCATAACGAAAATATAAGAAATTATAACACAAAAAAAAATAATTGTCAAAATATTTTATATAATTGCGAATTATAAAAACGTAATACTTTGATTCAAGAAAATATTTCAGACATAGAGAACCGTTTAATAACTAAGTTATTAGCGACACCTCCATTTAGTACCACCAATATGTCCCCTTCATTGGTGGCAGTTTGGAGCAATTTTTTAAATACTATTGCGACTGAAATATACACTTTAGAGCAACTCAATAATACTTTTGAAACAGAAATTGAGGCACTGATAAATGGAGTAACCACCCCAACAAATATGTGGTGGCAGAAACAAATTTTGAAGTTTCAATATGATGGGACTTACAATCAAATTTTACAATTAGATACTGCAAATTTCTCTCCTTACTATACAACTGTTGATCTTACTTTACGAATAATAAGCAATTGTAGTGTTGTAACGGCTACAAATAATCAGGTACAAATAAAGGTAACAAACAACGGGGCAGTACTAACTGCGCCTCAATTGCTTGCTTTATATGCCTATATTCAGACTATTGATCCGGCTGGTATTAGCTACACTGTAATTAATCAGTTACCGGATTACTTCTTCTTAAATGCTGTTGTTTATTATAACGGACAATATGCTGCCACTATTCAGGCAAATGTTATCGCTGCTTTAAATGCTTATTTAGCTGCAATTCCTTTTAATGGAATAGTAAAAGTTTCGGCTGTTGAAGATGCAATACAGGCTGTTGCAGGGGTTACGGATGTGGTAATAAGTGAAGCTGCGGCAATGGTAAACGGTGGCTCTTATGGAAGTAGAACAATATTCACAAAGCAATATCAAAGTTATTCAGGGCAAATAATTCAGGGACTTGCCCCTCATAATTTCGCAGACCCTTCATCATTAACATTTACTGTATCAAATAACTAATGTCAATTTATGACTACATAGTTTCAAATGAAACCTTGCAATTAACACCGCCAAACAAGCGGGAAACTACTACATTGGCGTATCTTAGCGTATTTGATGACAAGTTTCAAAAGTTGCATGATTTGTTTTTTGATAATTTTGCAGATGGAAGCACTGAAATTGATTATGCTGGCGGAACTACTTACAGCGTAGGTAATCGGGTAAGGTACATTGACAATAAGATTTACGAGCGTATAGGAACTGGTAACACTACCGGAGTAGCACCAACTGATTTAACTAAATGGATGGCTGTAATTAATAACTTCATTGGGGTCAGGGAGCGATCTAAATATACATCTTCGAGAGTAGTTTTTGAATGGGCTTTGAATAAATGGTTCAAAACTGTTTTTAGACAATTCACAGCATGGGACGGAGCAGGTAATCCAACGCCATTGAGCGATATTTATATTCAAAATACAGCCGTTGATTTCGGTTCGTTCATGGTGGGAGTAAATGAAGCGCAAAGTAGTGATGTAATGTTTTCAGATTCGGAACAAACATCATTTATTAATTTGGCGTATTTTTTCAATACTTCAATGTTTACGATAAATATTCCAACGGCTGTTTATAACGCTTTATTGCCAGCTGAACCGGCAGGAATAACAACAGCAAAAGACAATGTAGTAAGAGTCTTTGCAGACAAATATTGTCTTGGGGGGGTTCAATATATAATCGCTATCTACTAACAAAAAACAGCATGAAAAAATTAGACACATCACCAATTGTTACCGGAGTAGGTTATCCACCTTCTAAAAAAGGATTTGATTTTTTATACCTATCAAATCAGGAAATATTAGCTGCACTAGCGCAAGCAATTGGAGGAGATCTTGTTACAGGAACAGAGGTTTATGCTTTGTGGGGTTGCCATAAGACATTAACTGCGCCCAACACATATACAATTTCTGTCGGTTACATATATGATACACAAGATGGGGAAGTGTATTATTACCCTGGAGTAGTAGGTTTAGTGGCTGCAACTGCTATAATTATGAATATAGATTTAACTGCTGGAATAAGATACCCAGTAGCTTACAACCCTGTTTTATTTTCGGATAACACTTCAAAAAATGTTCATGTAAATAATCAATTAGTTGCAGCTGATGGAGCTTTAGGAAGTGGATTAATTAATTTTGCCGATTTGATTTTTGTGCAAAGTTATTACAATAAACACACCGTGGGCGCAACTGGAGAGCCGGCTTACGGTGCAGGATTCAGCGGAGCCGGAAGTGTTAGATTTTGGAAAAATAAGGAAATTGTTACAATTCTTGTCCAATATATGAAATCAACAAATGTTACTCCTTCTGGAGCAACTATTTTCACATTACCGGCTGGGTTTCGTCCTGTGGCAGGTGTCGTTCTTGCAGGAATAAATATAACTGCTTCGACTGCTGGAGTAGCATCCCCTGCGGCACTTCAAATAGATGCAGCAGGAGTAGTTAATATGTTTGGAGAAGTAACAAATGATTATTATTATTTCAGTGGTAGTTTTCCGATTAATTAGCCTTAATTTAATCTGGTTAGTTTGGTTTCCATTTTAAATTTTAGAGAGCTGAGCCCCGTAAGGCTCAGCTTCTTTATTTTAAATATTTCGTAATATTATTTGCCGTGTCAACATACATTTTTACCCCGTTTTTAATTGCATCTATTATTAATGAGGCAGTGAACCACACCGAGAACTTTCCGATTTTTCACTATTTTGGAAGCCATAAATTAAATAGTTTCAATTAATTTCTGATCGTGAAGTTCCTTTGCCTGTTTAAATTCACTTTCGGCTAATTGGTTAGCTTCCTGAGCCTGCATAAAAATGGTTCGCTTTGCTTTCAAGTTTCTGCGTGTTGAAATTACTTTTTCGTGTGCTGAATCAACGCTTTGAGCGGATAATGTTAGCGGTTTTAATTTTTGTGACATTTTTTTTGTTTGGTTCACAGTTTTAAATTAAAAGATTATTACTTTGCTTCTTTTTCATCGGTTGCATGAATTTCATCTTCTTGTTCAGATTCAAGTGGTCTTTCCACCGTTTCTTTTACCTCCGATTTTGTTTCACTATCAGGAATAACAGGCTGTAAGAAACTTTTACCGTCCTTAGTTTCAACTGTGTGATTCGGGGTTTCATCCGTTCTGAAATATAAATTATTTTCAGGATGTGGAACTTTTAAAAAGCAAGGTTCGCTGATTATTACATTGTCTTTTTTGTGCTTGAAGTTTGGTTTTTCCATTGTTTTAATTCGGTTGTCCTACGCTCCGAAAGGTTTTAATTATTTTAAAAGTGTTATCAGTATAAAATATCAGTTCAATAATAAGCCCTTTCAAATCATTTGTTTCCTGCCCTAAAATATTGTAATAGCGGACTTCTTTTATCTGTTTGGTATTAACATACTCTTTGATACCAGTTGTCAAGTGTTGAGCGACAAAAACAGGATAAGTTAGACCGTTGCAATAATACACCCATTGCCCTAAAGTAGCACTCAAAGGAATAACAACACCAACGTGGGCGCAATCCCTATACATATTATCAACACTATCATAAAGTGTAACGTGTGGAACGCTGTCTAAATGCCGGAAAGTAAACTGGCAAACCATATCTAAAGTTTGGCTAACTTGAATATTTACATGAGCCGTCCATCCTGAAGGATAGGCATAGGAATAAATAATGTCAAGATAAGTGGAATCCCCTACATAAACGGTATCATTACCCCGAAATATTCGAGCGTAGTTATTTTGCCCGATAGCGCAAAGGCTTGTAAATAGTGCTATTGATGTGATTAGTTTTTTCATATTGTTTCAATTAATTCATAAGTTAAAATAAATATCAGAAATAACATCATTGGGACACCTGTAATTAACCATGTTGGAATCCAAAATAAATTTAAAAACAAGGAAATTACACGCCATTTTTTACTGCAATTTGATAATAATTGCATCGGAAAAAACATTACCCAATTTAATATTAAAAATTGATTGTCAATAATCTTTTTCATATTATTTGCCGTTATAAAAAAATAAAATTACTCTGCGAATCCCCGATAAGCAAAAAGAATATGCCGATGAAATTCATTATTCGTTAATTAAATAAAGCTATAATTATGTAACCAATTATTTTTTTCATTATTTCTGGTTAATTGTTTGCGGTCTTATTTTTTCCTCCAGTGTCATTTTTTCGTAAATAGCACGAAGTTTTATTTTTTCACTTTCTGTCAATGAATCAAAGAATTTTGATACCATGTTATTCATTGCGTGTGGCATACTTAATCCATTGTCATAAGCGTAAGCTGTAAATATTCCGACATACTTAGGATGAGGGAAAAATGAAAATCTACGCTCTTTTTTTGAATATTTTGCACCTGCCATAAATTATTTGTTTTTAGATTTACGTTTTCCCTCCTTTCGACTTTGTAAGTAGTTTTGATGTTCTGTTAAAAAACTTCCGAGATTATTTTGGAAGCAGTTAATACGCTGTTTTACTGATGCCTTCATATTTTTATTTAAGATTTAAAATTTGTAATTCAGTTCCGGTAAGTGCGAAATAAAGATTTTGTAATTGATGAACGTATTTTAAAAATGGTTGTGGAACTTCTCCGTTTAAATAAACATGAATACCTGAATTATTATACAGTCCGGGGTGATATTTCTTTAAAATTAAATTTTAGCAACAACTCCTCTGTTAATGGAAGTACATTATAATCTAAATTTACTTTTCCTCTGTCTTCGGAAGATTCCAAAGCGATAATATCCGTTGCATCTATAATATAAGGCATACCACCTAAATCTGATACTATATTTCCTATTCTCAATTCTTTTGCTGTAATCATTTCACTTTCTGTTTTAATTTACATTCTTTAAATACAGGAACATCGACCCATTTTACAGCCGTTCCTGTATCGTTTCCGTATTTCTGTTGTAATGTACCATTGAACCATCTTAACTGCATTGTAGCATACCATTTGTCTTCATTCATAATTATTTAATATCCATAAAAATCATTGTCAATAAAATAAGTACAGTATTTTCAAATCCTAAATAATGTTTGACAAATACAAAAATACCTGAACAAATCATTGTAGCTAAAATTTTTATTTCGGGATTCATTTTCATATTTAAAAAGTTCGTAACACAATTTTTGTCAAATATAACGCAAAATAAAATACAAAAGCAAATCTGCATTTATATTTACGCAATAATTATTCACACCGAATGGCATATTGCATAAATCCCGAATCCGATGAACCAATTTTTTGCATTTTTGAGCAAATAGGAAGGGACGATGAAAACCCCACTACTCCCTACGTTGACGGCAACGAGTTTGCAAAAGAGTTGTTAAGGATGGATGGACAAGGCAAAAAAAGAATACAGATTTGGATTAATAGTGAGGGTGGAAGTGTTAAAGAAGGGTACAGCATTATTTCGGCAATGCTTCAAACACAAACAAAGATTGACGTTCTTATAATAGGTATTGCTTACAGTATAATGGGTATTGCTGCCTTATGTGGGCGCAAAGTGGAAATGATGGATTTCAGCACACTAATGCTTCACATGGCATACAATCCAGACGGTACAGCGGACAAAGGATTAGAGGTTATTAATAAGTCTTTAATTGCAGCTGTTTCAAGCCGGACAGGGAAGAATGAAATTGAAGTTGAAATGATAATGAAGGCAACGACCTTCTATTCAGCAGACGAAGCGGTAAAAGCGAAATTAATAAAACCTGAAAATGTTATTGATAGTGGAGAATCAAACGCTCCACGGAAAACATCGGAAACAAAGGTAAAACAATCATTCGGAACAAAATATTTCAATAAATATTTGAATAAAGTTTTAACCACAAACACAATAATCACAAAAACAAAACACATGAAAACAGTAGCTAAAGCACTTGGATTAAATGAAGAGGCAAGCGAAGAAGCTATTGCTTCGGAAATTGTAAAATTACAAAACAAAAAAACTTCTGACGAAGATAAAATTTGCAAATTGGAAGAGGCTTGTAAAAAAGCAGATACTGCACTTGCTGAATTTAAAAAAGAAAAAGAAACTGCTGATAAAGTAAAAGCAAAAGCGGATGCAGATGCAGACGAAGAAGCAAAAGCAAAAAAAGTAGTTGAAGATAAAAAAGCAAAAGACGCTTTTAAATTAACCGCAAAAGCAAAAATCGAATTGACTATTAAAAACAAAGGGCTAATTATCGCTGATAAAGCGGTTCTTAATTATGTTGATATGGCCGGAGAAACTGACGAAAGCTTGAATAAAGTAGTTGAAACAATTGAAGCAATACCTTCAACTAAAACAGCTGCCGATATTGCAGGCGCAGCAGCAACAAATGCACTTGACAAATCAGGAATTTCATTAATCGAAACATTGGGTACTGATTCAAAAGGCGCACCAATTGCAGGAGATACTTCTAAAATGATTTCCGCAATTAATTCTTACAAATTCCAAAAATAATAAACAAAAGCAAAAATAAAAAAAATAGCTAAAAAATAAAACAATGAAAAAAATTAAAACACCTTCGATTTTTGAATACGCAAAATCACTTGCTTTGATGCTTGTATTAGCGTTTGCTGTTTCCTTTGCCTTTGGTGGTGGAAATGCTCTTACTGGTACTTTGTTTGTATCTTTTATTTTGGTAAATATTATTGTAGGATTGGCAAAAGCTGCCAACCGATTTAATATTTACGGATCATTGCAAAATGATACATTGATAATTAGTGATACAACCTATGCCGGAACAGTTGCGCCGTACTTTGTACTTCCTTCATTGTTTCAATTTGATTCAGTTGTAAAGAAAGTCGTTTATTTAAAGGACGGTATTAAAAAGAAACATACCATTCCTACAATGGACTTTTCAGGGGCTTTACAGCCTCGTACAGCTACGCCAACTCAATCCGGTGGTAACCTTACCGTTTCAGGACGTGCATTAGAACCTCAGGACACTATGGCATATCAGGAAATGAATCCTCGTAACTTTGAGGTTCATTGGGATTCTGAAAATTTGTCTCAAACACTTTTAACTCGTCAATTGCCACCAACAGCAGAGAATTACATAATGCTATTGTTATTAGGACGTTCTTTTGAGCAATTTGAGATAATGACTTGGCAAGGTTCTACTCAATACCAGAATAACGTAAACGTTCCACAATTTGATAGCCCAGGCGTTCCAAATCCATACTATCAAATCCAATTTACCGATGGTTATTTGAAACGAATGGTAAATGATGCCTCTGTTTACGCAGTACCGGGAGCGGTAACTATTACCGCTGCAAATATTGTTAGCGCAGCTTTGAACCCATTATATAATTTAGTAGTTGCAAACAACAAAGGGTTAATTTCTCAAGACCCTCAAAGAAAAAGAATGAAATTTTTAGTTTCGTATTTGACAAAATCTTTATACGAACAATATTTGACTACCCAGCCATTTAAAGGGAATGACCCTACAAAGGCCGGTCTGGATTCATATCTAAATTGGGAACTTGTACCTCTTGCTGGTATGGCAGATAATACAGTAGTTTTCACAGAATCAATGTCTACACCTGAAGGTAACTTATGGGTAGGAATGAACTCCATAAGTGATGAAAACTTCATGCTTGCACGTTTATTCAATAACTCGGAATTGTTTTTCTTCAAAATGTTAATGAAGATTGATGTGAATTACGGACGTTCTGAAAAAGTGTTTTTATACACTACTTTAACCTCAGCTTCATTTATACAATAAAAGGTTAGGCAGAAATGCCGACCTTTCTTTTTAAAACTTAACTCAAAAAAACAAAAACAAAATGAAAAAAATATTTTTAATTGCAACTTTAGCAATATTCACACTAACAGCATCAGCACAACGCTGGCAGAATGCACCGGCTGATAATACCGGAAGAAATTTGACATTCTTGTCCATTACAAAATCTTTGTCTTCAACTGATTCCATTAAGCCATGCGGTTCAGAATCTTTTTACAAATTTAATGCAATAACTGCAGCAAAAACTTTAATTATTAAAACTACCGAAGCTAAATTATGGGATAGGGTAACAGTTGAATTTACTTGTGATACACTAACCGCTGGACGGGTAGTAACATTTAGTACAGGTACAGGAGCTAATATAAACACGCTTTGGACTTCTTCAAGTGGAAATACAATTACTGTAAAGACATCAAAAAAAGCTGTTGTTACATTTTTATATGACGGAACAGCTTGGAGTGAAGAAAAAAGGTCAGTTCAACAGTAGCAATACTTTCACGATTAAATTAAACCAAATAAAAACCAAACAAATAAAATAAAAAAAATGGCAACAATTAAAAACAATATTTCAAAATCATTACAGGAAACAGTTTCGGAACACGCGCATATTAAACACGTTCATTTTGACGCTCAAGGTCGCCACTGGTTAAATGTATTTGAAGCAAAAAGTAAATTACATTCAGGATTGTACGGACATATAAAACAACAGAATGTCGTAGGAAAAGACGGACAAACCATTTTGGTAGAAACTCCAACTTCTCATACTAAAATTGTAGAAACAATTAGCCGTGAAGATGTTTTAAATTCGGAAGCACAAAGTGATTTAGCTTTAAATCTAAATTCATTATCCCCGGAGGAGCAAAAAATTATTGATAAAATGCGTTCTAAAAAATAATGAAAATTGAAACCTTACAACAGGCTGAACATCATGCTGCAAAATACTTGCAGCACTTGACTTTAGTTGTAAGTGAAAAAGGCGAAATTTCAGCAAGTTGCAATATTGATGAAACTTGCAAAGTTTACGAAGGGAAAGGTGAAAAGTTTTTTATTGTAAACGGAGAGCGTAAAGTAAAAGAAGTAAAAAAAATTAAAGAAATAAAAGACAATGGCTCAGAAATTAAATGATATAAGTTTCACACTTGGTCAGGGAGGCAGTGGCAGACAAGCTAATGGCACTGATTATATTTCAGGATTATTGTTTTATAACAACACACGTCCGGCTGCTATGCTTGCATCATTGCCGGGAGGTGTTGATAATTATTCAACCGGTTCTGTAAAGCAATTATTTTCGCCATCCGATGCGGTGGCTATTGGTATTGATAATCTTTATACCGATGAAATAAAAAACCAATCTAAATTTACAATACCTGTTGGTGGAATGGGTGCAACTGGAAATTCAGCTACTTTCACAGCTTTAGAATGGAATGGTGGAAGCGGACAAGGTGTTGTTGCTTTAGGAAGTTACACAAATTTAAATTCCGATACATTGACAGTCTTTACTGATGGTTGCGCTGCCGCTATCAATGCAGGAACTAATACACATGGTTACTCTGCTGTTTCAGGAGGTGCTACTGGTATCCTTACAATTACTGCACGTCCTAAATTAGGAATTTACCCCAATAACGCTGTCGTTCCCCACTTCTATACTGGAACTTGTACTGGTACTGTGAACTTGGGAGGTGGTGCGGCTACCGTATTTTATGGTGTTGATGTGGTTGCTGGGGTTGCTTCAAAACTTGCTATTTATTATTATCACATTTTAAGATATTTCACGGTAAAACCTGATGGCTCTTTGTATGTTGGAATATTCAATACTGCTGGGGCTGCTGCTTTTGCTGATATTGCAAATATCTCTACAAATTCAGGCGGTTCAATTGTTCAACTTGGAATTTATGACGATCAGAAAACTTTTGCGCTTTCTTCTTTAACTTTGATACAAGGGCAATTAAACACGCTTAGAGCAGCTCATAAAATATTGAGCAATGTTACTTATGCTGCCGATATTAAAGCTATTGGAGGCGCAGGAACGGTACTTTCTACGCTTGCAGGTTCAACTTATAACCTTGCTGCTTTAAGCGATAATAACGTTTCTGCTTTAATTGACAATGATGGAAATGGAACCGGCTTAGATTTATTCTACGCTACCGGAAAATCAATTACCTCTTTAGGTTCTGAAATTGGTTGTATTTCCGAGGCTTCAATATCCGAAGATATGGGCAACTGTATTTCCCGATTCAATGTCGATGACGGTTCAGAATTTGATACTTTAATGTTTGGCGATGGAACTTTTTACACATCCGTTTCTCAATCACTTTTGGATTCATTGAATAACAACCGGTATATTTTTGCTTCTAAAATTCCTTATGCAACCGGCTCGTGGTATTCAGACGATCACACGGCTGTTGCTTATACAAGTGATTACGCTTGGATTCACGATAACAGGGTAATTGACCGTGTTATAAAAGATTCATTCATTGCCTTAACTCCCATTTTAAAATCAAAATTAAAATTAAATACAGACGGGACAATGACCGTTCAAACAATTGCGAATTTAATTGCAGTTGAGGGGGATGTTATAAAACCGCTTATAGCTTCAGGAGATTTAGCAGGTGATCCAAATAATTTTTCAGCAAGTGCATGGGTTTTAATTAATCCAAATCAAAAACCGAATGTAGCCGGAAAATTAATTATCGGAGTGAAATTAGCAGAGAACGCAATTGCTCATTCTATTAGCGTTCCCATTGGGTTTGGAACTTTTTAGTACAATTTTTTAATCACATTTTTAAATAAAATACCATGTCTTTAGTACTTCAAAATGGCGTTGTTGTTGGTTCTGCAAACATATCCGTAATAATCGGAGGCGTTATCGTTACCGGCATAAAATCTATTGACATTAAGATGTCGCAGAAAAAAGAGAACGTGCAAGCGTTCGGAAAGCAACCTGTTGGCAGGGGGCGTGGGGCTTATGAATACCCATCATGTACTATGGAAATTCTTTTAGAAGAGTGGAAAAGTATTGTGAATGCAGCTCCAAATCGGGACCCGATGCAAATACCAATGTTTAATATTCCTATCACTTACGAATCAGGTGGAAGTAATATTTTACCTTCTGAAACATTGAATAACGTGGAATTTACAAGCGTTGGAAGACCTTATAAAGCTGGCGATATGGCTGAATGGTTATCTGTTGAGTGCATCTATGCTGGGCTTGACCAATAGAGCCTTGTAAACACATACTATTATTGAAATACATTAAATTAAACCAAACAAAAATAAAACCAAATGAGTGAAGTAAAAGAATTATCAATTGATGAGCAAATTTCAGTGAATGAAATTGAGCTTTCAAATGACCCTACAAATGACGGATTAATTGCCGAAAAAGAAGCATTGTTAAAATCAAAGATAGAGGTGGACTGGCTGGCTGAAATAAACGCAACGGCTGATGAAAAAGCAAAGGAGTTATCTTTATTATTTAATTGCGAAGTTGTGCCAAGTGTTTATGTGGTTGAGCCGTTAAAGGATGCTGCAATAGCTTTCATTAAACAACCGGATGCAAAGCAAGCATTAAAAATAATGCGTTCACTGGGGGAAAACTACGAAAACGGATTAGAACTTGCTGCACGTTCACAATTAATTAGAACGGCTGATTTATCTTTGAAACAAGTACAAGGAGAAGCAAGCGATTCACGTTTTATGGATGTGAACGGGAAATATGATTTCAAAGATTCAGCATTAAACCTGGCGTTGCTTTTAAAGGTTGGAAAAATAACAACGATTTATCAAGATCAGTTTAAAAAAAAATAGAAGAAAATCGTTTAGACACAGGAGGAAGCGAATTGTTGCGAATGGACGCAGTAATTCGCTTTTGTTTTAGGATTGAACCGGAGGAATTAAGTATTGATGAGTACTCTAAAATCTACGGACAAGCGAAATATATTTTAGACTATCAAAATTTAATGATTACTCAAAAGGCTGTGAATAGCGCAATGTAAAAATGACAGACGATCTCAAATACAGAATAAGTTTGGAAGATTTTTTCAGCAAAGGCATTCAAAATGCTGAAAAAAATGCTGGAATGTTTGAAAAGGGAATATCTCATTTAGGGAGTGAATTGGATAATTTAAAAAGGCAGGCGATAGGTGCTTTTGGAGTTTTTCAGGCATGGAGTTTTATGAAAGGAGTTATTGATACAGGCTCCATGTTTGAGAGTGCCAATATTCAATTAAAAACACTTTTAGGCAGTGCGGAAAAAGCAAATGTAGTATTTAAAGATTTGCAAACTGAATCAACAAAATCTCCCTTCTCTTTTCAAACTTTATTACAGGGAAACGCTGCATTGATAGCATCAGGAGTTAATGCACAACAAGCAAAAGGAGATTTCAATGCTCTTGCAAATGCAATAGCAGCATCCGGTAAAGGAAATGATGAGTTAAGTAGAATGGTTATAAATTTACAACAAATAAAAAATGTTGGACAAGCATCTGCCTTAGATGTTAAACAATTTGCTTTTGCCGGAATAAATATTTACGCTCTTTTAAATACTTATTATCAAAAAAATCACATTGCGTTAAAAGAACAAAAACAAGATTATGATTCTATAATCGGGTCGTTAAAATTAGCAGGGGAGAAAGGGGGACAATATTTTGGTGGTTTAAGCAATTTAGCAGACAGCACTTCCGGCAGATTGAGCAATTTATCGGATAGTTTTGATATTTTAAAAAATAATCTCTTTCTTGCAATGAGTCCGGCAATAAATAGAATTACAAAAGATTTAACTTCATTATTTAATTTTATTGCTTCTCATTTAGACACTATAAAAGAATTAGGTTTTGTAATAGGTTTTGCAACCGCTGGATTCGTTGCTTACAAAGCTGTGTTAATGGCTATTGAAGGGGTTGCCGTTGTGAAATTCGTTGCTTCAATGATAAGTATGCAAGCTGCATCCGTAGGAGCTACGTTCACCACCACAGCATTAACAATGGCGCAAACGGAGTTAAATATGGCAATGACAGCAAACCCTATTGGTTTAGTTATTACTGCATTAGGGCTGTTGGCAATAGCTATTTATGAGGTAATGGACAATTACGATAAGTTAAGCGCAGCGTATGATACATCAATAGATAAAGCGGTAAAGCAAGCAGTTGATGATGAAAAAAAGACTGTTAATGATTTAGCGTTGGCGTATGGAAAACTGAATAAAGTTAAAAAAGAGGTTGCTCAAGAAAACGCTTTAAGAATTGAAAATGAAAATTTAACTGTTGAAATTGCAAATGCAAAAAAAGCTATTAAAGATGCTGAAAGTTCAAAATACGGTAAATTTGGAAGTGATTTAAGGGAGGCAGAAGCAGTGGCAGCAGCAGCAAATCGGGCTTTAACAATAGCGATGGCAAAAAAATCAGCATTAACACGGTCAGATATATTTACAGGGGCAGACGGAAAGCAGGGTGTAGGTGGCGCAAGCGGTCTTGACGAACCAAAAGCAAGCAAGATTCAGAACATAACAATTAACATGGGCGGTGTATTTGCGAATCAAAAAAACACTTTCTCAAATGCAGTAGGCGAGGGAGTGAATGATTTTATGGGTAGATTATCGCAGGCGTTAAACGCTGTTGTACTCGATAGTGCTTTGATTGCTGCGGAATAATTTGAGGTTACTTTTAGATATTTTTAATTATGGAATTTAAGCATTTTTCTCCAATAGGACAAATAACAGCAAGTAAAATAATACCAAATTTTACGAATGGAATTGATGTTTTCAGTCCTCAAAAAAATCTGCCTCAATTAGAACAATTGGCTGCTAATTTCGGGCTGCAATCTTTGAAAAATACTATTCTTAAAAATACGCTTCATTTCGCAGAGGTAGCGCAAGTAAAAGGAAGTGCCACGTTAAGAAGAAACGGAGCAGGAGGGCAACATTTTGACGCTCCAAACGGAACTGTGATGCCTATATTGGGACACAATGTTTTCGGGTTTCCGGTTTACTCAAACTTAGTAATAAAAGGCGATTCATATACAGACAATTTCGGCAAAGTAATTGCATCATTCAGCGATATTCGTTTAGATGCGGTTCTTTTAGAAATTGAGCGTGAAAATAATATTATTGTTACCGATATTCAGGGAAGGGCAAACAGCGTAATTGAATACGTTGGCTCAAAGTCTGCAAAGATACACGTTTACGGAACTATGCTTGCTGATATTCCGGGAGTATATCCCGAAGCAGATGTAGCGGAATTAATGAGAGCTTTGCAGTCTAACAAAGCATTGCGGATTGAATCATGGTTTTTGGCAATGGCAGGAATTTACAATTTAGTTGTAAATAAAGATTCAATAAAACAGGAAGCCGGTTCACAGGAATATCAAAAATTTGAGTTTGATGCAATTGCGGATTCTCCAATAATATTAAAAATAATGCCTGCAAGGGCTTAATAATAATACTTTGAGCCTTAGAGATTATACGCTAATTACAATAGAACAGCAGACAAATTCAGCATATCCAACGAGGGGGGGTAAGGGCGTTTCACAAACCTTTTTAATGGATTTTGTGAATAGCGGTGAAATTGTAAATTCATGGCAAAATTTAACGGACACGGCAAAAATAAAAATCCCTCGAAATATTTACGTGAATAATGAAACAAGTAACCCCTTAAATTTTGGAAGCGATCCCAACAAAGTAGGATTAAATTTGTACGGAGGAACGGCAACCCCTCCCCTGTTTATGCGGGGCGATAAAATAAAAATTAAACTTGGATTTTATTACAACAATTTTGATGGAACGGAAACTTTAGAAGTGAATGAAGTATTTTCCGGTTACATAACGAAAATAAAAAACCGAGTACCTATTGAAATTGATTGTGAGGATGAAATGTGGAAATTAAAGCAAATCAATGTTGTTAATAAGGTTTGGCTTGCTTCGACTTATGATGTTGTTTCTATGCTTAAAGAAATGCTGGCAGGCACAGGAATAACGGTTATAGATGGATTAGAGGGTTCAATAAAAACAAATATCGGAGATTTCAGAACACAAAACGAAACGGTCGGTGCGGTTTTGGCACGGTTAAAAACCGCTGGGCTTTATTCTTATTTCAGAAACAACGAATTGAGATGTTCTGGAATTGTTTATTACCCAGGAGACCGCACAGGAGATGTAACCGATGTTTTAGGAAACAAAGGAACTATTTTTGGATTTCAAGAAAACATTATAAATGATAGTTTGGAGTACCAACGGAAAGAAGATTTAAACATTGCAATAAGGGCAAGTTGTGAAACTGGTGGAGCTGGTTCGGGAACCAATAAAGACGGAACTCCAAAAACAAAAAGACAGCGATTTGAGGTCATGGTCGGAAAGGACGGAGCAATGACTGATATTAAGAAAAACGCTTATTCAGGCGATGTTATTGCCCTTCCAATTTTGGGATGCAAAACTTTGGCGGAATTGACACAAAGAGCAATTGAGTATTTACCTAAATTTTATTACACAGGATTCAAAGGCTCATTCACTACATTTGGACAGCCATTTATGCGACACGGTGACGCTTGTATTTTAAGGGATAAAATGTTACCGGAACGTGATGGAACGTATCTTATAAAGCAGGTTGTAACAACTTTTGGAATGGGTGGTTTTCGACAAAAAATAATGCTTCACATTCGCATTGATTCCGGTTATACTATTCAACAAATTAATGCGGGATTGTAAATTGTAACACATTAAAATTTAGTAATAAAATATATTGCTATAATTGCACAAATGGAATCGGTAAACACAGACGAAGCAACTAAACAACAGATACGAACTTCTATAAAAAAAATAGCAGGGATGTATAATTTGGATATTGTAGAGATTGTAAATTGCACCGTTGTTTCAGTTGACAAACAGGCTCGTAATTGCATTGTAACTCCACTTTCAGGAAAATCGAATACCAATATTGAGAATGTTGGTTTAATGATGGAAGTGAATGATGGAGAGTTCAAAATACCTGCCGTTGGTTCAACAGTAGGGGTGGTTATAAGCACGCTGGTTGATCCTTATTTAATTGGATGGAGTGATTTAGATGAATGGTATTTAGTTATCGGAAACACTACGATTGATGTGTTAAATGGTTCGATTAAATTCGGGGATGGAAGTTTCGGAGGTTTAATGAAAATTGATAATTTGAAAACACAGTGGGATTCAAATGTTTCCGCTATAAAAACAAGCGTATTAGCAGGATTAACATTGATAGATACGCAATTAATGGCATTAGGACAAGCAGGTGGAACGGTGATTGCATTTAATACGGCAGCCTTAAATATTTTATCATTAACAAAGGCAACGCTCGAAAACAATACGATTACGCACGGCACAACTTAAAATATTATGGCACTTAATCCGGTTTGTGACTTTAAACAAATAAATGATGATCTGTATCTTAACCCGATAACAGGAGACTTTGAATTAGTGCCGTCCGACAATCAACATATTTTAGATATTTGTCAGAGCTTTCCGGGGTGGTGGAAAAATGCTTTAACCGTTGGGGCTGGATTACCCAATTTATTGAAAGGAAAAGTAACTACTGGAAGCGTGGAAAATTTGATTAAAGCACAATTAGAAGCAGACGGCTACCAAGTAGGCAGGCCCGTTGTAACGATAAATGCAAACGGAAAATTAGATATTACTCCAAATGCAATACGAAAGTAAGAAGGGACAAAATATTTATGATGTTTGCCTTCAAACATACGGAGTTTTGGAACACTTATTAAAACTAGTAACGGACAATAATTTAGGAAGTGTTGGGGCAAATTTTGAATATAAAATATTTATCTTTGATGAAAATTTAATTAAAGATAATGCGCTTTTTAATAAAGTTGAAAATGAAAAGATTTTTTATATAACTGCTAAAAGTGTTATTGTTCCTGCAATTTTACAAGAAAATGGATTTTACTTATTGCAGGAAAATGGATATAGAATCTTGCTTGAATAATGTATATTAAGGATAATAAAATAAGCGAATTAGATTTATCCAACCCATTAACAGGTGCGGAAGTTTTTGTATTTGTTCAAAATAATACGACAAAACAAAATACATTAGCTTTTATTCAGGCTTTTTTAATGAGTTCTTTTCCAGCAGTTGAAACAAGTCAGGGAGGCATAACAGCATACGCAACAGGAGGGCAATTAAATGCCACACAGCTAACAAAAAACAATAATTGGATAGACGTATGCACAACAGATTTAGGAAGCGTTAAATGTTACGCAGCGTTAAGTAATGGGTGGATTTATATTCAAAATGTAAGCGCAAAAAAAATAAATGTTTACCCAAAATTAGGAGAGCGATTTCATGTCGGGTTAATTTTACAAGCGATAAATGCACCGATAATGATTCCTTCAAGAACTGCATTAATGTTATATTGTGCAGACGGAGAAAATGGTATTTTTAGAACCAAATAAAATGAAAAAAATAATATTATTATTATTGCTTAGTTTTTTAATAAGTTGTGTCGTTGCTCAAACAACCCCCGATGCTGGTCAGGTGTTAAGTGTTGGTGGTGATTGCGGTTATCAACCTATTTACAATTTATCGCATACAAAAACTGATTCATTAACCATTTATTCAAAGTTGGTTTCAACGTCTGATTCAGTTTTGGTGAGGGATGGTAATTTGGTAAAATATCGCGCTGGATTTACGAAAGGAACTACTGGTTCAACAGGTTCGACAGGCTCAACAGGTGCAACGGGCACAGCAGGAACTAATGGGACAAATGGAACAAATGGAGTTATTGGTTCAACAGGCGTAACAGGAAGTACAGGAGCAACTGGAACAAATGG